CTTATAGAAAAGCAAAAACTTTTTTATACCAGACTACAACTATCTTCTACTGAAGATGAAGATGCTGCTGATATGAAGCATCGCATCGATTTAATTACCAATATGTTTGGGTACAGCACTCTTTCTGAGTCTCTAGACTCCATGAACCAGTACCTAGACAACGTGCTCAGGTCCCTTGACAAGGACCCCTAAATAGGGTATGATATCATGGTCGGGTGAGGGGGACACTACCCCAGCAATCCAACAAATACAACTAATACGGAGAAATACATGTCTTTTGCATCCCTCAAGAAACAATCCAATTCTGTTTTTGAGAAACTGACTAAAGAAGTCGAAAAGATTTCTAATCCCGAATCTGGTTCTAGTGGCGATGATCGTCTCTGGAAACCCGAGATGGACAAGTCTGGTAATGGTTATGCAGTTATTCGATTCCTTCCTGCCCCTGAAGGTGAAGATCTTCCCTGGGCAAAAGTGTGGAGTCATGCCTTCCAAGGTCCTGGTGGTTGGTATATTGAGAACAGTCTGACGACTCTCAACAAAAAGGATCCTGTTGGCGAAATGAATCGTCAACTATGGAACAGCGGAAGTGATTCCGATAAAGAAATTGCTCGTAAGCAGAAGCGTAAGCTTTCTTACTACGCTAACATCTATGTGGTAGAAGATCCTGCTCATCCTGAGAATGAAGGGCGAGTCTTCCTTTACAAGTTCGGTAAGAAGATCTTTGATAAGATCATGGCAGCAATGCAACCTGAGTTCAAGGATGAAACTCCTATCAATCCTTTTGACTTCTGGCAAGGTGCTGACTTCAAGGTGAAGATCCGCAAGGTGGATGGATATTGGAACTATGACAAGTCTGAGTTCTCTCGTCCTGGTACTCTTGGTAATCTCGATGATGATCAACTGGAAGCAGTCTGGAAGCGTGAATACTCTCTGACGGAATTCACCAATGAGAATAACTTCAAGACCTTTGAAGAACTCGAAGCACGTCTGAATGCTGTTCTCAATTCTCGTCCTCAACCTTCTCGTCGTATTGATCAGGAGACTGAGGAAGATGAGATCGTCTCTCGTCCTGCAGCACCTTCTAGTTGGAGTGAGGAAGTGAGTAACTTCCGTTCTACTGTTAGTGCTCCTCCTGCAGCAGCACCTTCTCTCCCTAGCTTCAATAGCGAAGAAGAAGATGATGATCTGAGCTATTTTGCTCGTCTTGCTGAAGAAGACTGACAAAAAAACGCCCAGTAAAATGGGCGAAAGGATTATTAAGAAATATTACAAATATTTTACAAAGAGGGTATATACCCTCTTTTTTATTCTGTAATACCAAGATTGAAATATTTAAAACTATAGAAGTCGTCGTCTCCAGAATTTTTAGTATTATTATCTAGATCCTGAGTATCTACACTTGAATAGTATTGCAACAAGCGTGTTAGTTCATTTGTAATAGCAAACATCGCATCTGGATATGGTAAAAATATTTCTCTTTTTGATTCATTGATTCTGTACTCATACTCATAATGAGTAACTCTACTAACAAGTTCACCACCACTTAGTATATTTCCATTTGGTAAAGTCTTGGTGAAATTTTCAGATACCACCATACCTTTTGGTATAATTATATTTCCTTGAACATCTTTAATCTCATTTGTTTCCCAATGATGAGTTTGTAGTTCTCCTTGAGTACCATACTTCTCACGAATCATATATTCAAATTCTCTTTGTGAAAGAGGCCATTGAGTATACACATTGGTAATATCATTTAGAAGAAGAATTATCCATTCGTATCTTGGAGTATTATAAATGTTGTGCGATACGTTATATGGTTTATCGTCACCTGGAATATTATATTTTTCAAAATACGTTATCTTTCTAACTGACTCTGCAGCAAATCGAACTCTCCTAAAAAGATTTTTAATCTCTACATAATTTTTTAGAGAGTTATTTTCTTCTGGAATTCCTACTCTGATATTTGGTAGGTATGAAAAGTAATTTGACATTTTTAGAATCCGTCCTTAACGTCATCTGCGGTAACAATAGATACTTCTTTCAATGAAAGTTGCATTTCCAATGCTGGAACATAACCGTCATTTGTATTTACGTATCCTCCATCTGGAGTATAATTTACTTGTAAACCATCAATCACACAATCTTTCATTTGGAATAATTTAATTGGTGCAGTTTTATTGCCATTTAACTGTCCTGTTCCATTATCCAAATAAACTCTTATAAACTGAACTTTCACTCTCTTAGGTACATTTAAGTATCTATTTTTTACATTTGCAAATGGACTAGTTAATGCTTCGCCTGGAGTTTTTGGTGAAGTTGTGCTTGGTGAACTAGAAGAAGGTGTCGAAGTTTTAGAGGTATCTCCTATTACATCGTTATATGTAGGCAGCATAACCATCTTAAAGAATTTTACAATTTCAGCAATCTCAGTTGCTTCTTTATTATCTCTTGCAACTAGTTTCCAGTTAAATGAATGGGCTCTAAAATTAACACCATTGAAAATTTGTTCCTCATAAGGATTAAAAATTCTTCCTTGTGAAACTGCTGCTAAATCACTACCACTAACACTTCCTTCTACACCCAAAAAGCTACTTAATGCATTTGTAGCATCTGCAACTGCTTTAAATCCTGATTCTGGTGTTGCTCCTCCAGCTGCATTTCTTAATGTACTTGCGATCTCATTACTTCCACTAGCTCCTAGCATCTGAGCTGCTGCCAATCCACCAACACCAAATTTAGTGTTATTATAGTTTGAACTATAATTCACAGCCACGTTTGAAGGCATGTATAGATATACACTATTACCCAAATTTTCTCTGGATTCGTTTGCTGCGCCTGCTGTAGTGCTATTATTTTTTATTGATTCTAATACTGCTTTTCCATTATATTCTGGACGGTATTCTTGAAACCACATGTAATCTACCCAGGGAGTAATACCTTCTCCCCCTCGGTTCCAATTTAATCCCAATTGAGATAAACCAGCATCGGCAGCCGATCCTACTGGAGGTAACTCTGGATATTTGTAAATTTTAGAATCCTTTTCTGCCATTTTAAACCTTCAATTCGTTTTCGGTTAGGATTATAAATTCCCACAAATGATCTTTGCAAAATTCCTCAGCAGCTTTCCATTTTGCTTGGTTTACTGAATATGTGATCACTTCATTAACATATTGTTTTGTAACTCTTTTTTTAGTCTTTGGTTCTTGTGTTTGGTATTTAGGTTTTACTTCAACAAGATATTTTTTTATTTTTCCTGATCTATCTTTAACTTTAATATAGAAATCTGGAAAATATCTATGTTTTTTACCATCAACGGGAGAGATGTAAGGTATGAATAATTCCTCACTTCCCCACTCAAGAATGTTATCATTTGAATCACAATACTTCATGAATTTTAATTCCCATGAAGATCTGTAGATGATATTTCTTACATCACCTTTATACTTATGTTGATTAGTCGGTGTGAAGCGACCACTATAAGCCATAAATAATCTAGGGATCATTACTTCTATTTATAGAGATATACGGATGGCATACAAGTCCACATTTGGGTCTGGCGCAAATAGTTTTCAGGGATTTAAAGCTTTTGTTGGCAGAAAACCACCCTCATACAGTAATTTGTATTGGGTTAGGTTTAGAACTGTTCCAAATATTTTAAAATCATCTCCCTATTTTAATGATTTCTTTACTGGAAATAATTCAGATACTAGTGGTAATATTCTTGGTGGGCCTGGATCAGATAAGTCTAGGATGTTAACTTACTATGCTAATGATGTTACGATTCCTAGCAGACAATTGACAACTGGAGATGCTAAAACTGTTGGATCATTATACAGATATCCAACAGGAACAACTTTTAGTGAAATAAGTATTAACTTTACTGTTCCTAGATCACTAGAAACTAGAATGTTCTTCGAGAGATGGATGAATTATATTACGGAAGACTCTGGAAATAGAGTTTCGTGGTATAAGGATTCTGTTTGTGATTTTATGGACATTATTAAGTATGAAAGAGGTGGAGTAATTCCAACTACAGAATCTATTTCTGTGGTTAGTCCAACTGCAGATGCAAGAAATAAAAATACAGTTAAATGGAATCAAGTTACTGGTGCCTGGGTTCTTACTAATATTTTTCCATTCAATATTAGTAATGTTCAACTCACTAATGGAGCAGCGGGAACTTTAAGTATGGAAGTATCTTTCTACTATGAAAGATATAGATTCTATCAACCAAATAATACTGGTGTTTCTGAAGTTCTTGATCCATCCGTAATTGCAGCTGCCGCTCCTCTAGTTGCGACTGGCGCAGCTGCAGGATTCGGTCCAGGTGGGACTACTGCAACAACAACAGTTACAACAGGAAAAAATGGACAACTCAAATCATAAAGAGGTTCACATTCTCACCTAAATAATTTCAATGATATTATTACCATGGAGTAATTATGCCTTTACCTAAATTAGTGGTTCCTGAATACGAATTGGAATTACCTTCATCAAAAGAGACAGTTAAATATCGTCCATTTTTAGTTAAAGAAGAGAAACTTCTCCTCACGGCAATGCAACTTGGCGGTGAGAAAGATATGATGAATGCAGTAAAAACAATTATTAAAAACTGCACAAATTTGAAGTCTAGAGTTGACGATCTTGCTACCTTTGATATTGAATATTTGTTCCTGAAGATTCGTTCGAAATCTATTGGTGAACTTTCAAAGATTATGGTAACTTGCCCCGACGATGATGAAACTCAAGTTGAAGTTGAAATTGATTTAGAATCTATTGAAGTTACTTGGCCAGAAAACCAATCGACTAAAATTGAATTGACGGATACTGTTGGTTTGATTATGAAGTATCCATCACTAGATACTTTTGTTAAATTAAACTTTACTGGAGAAGACATTACGGTTGATAATATTTTTGATCTATCCGTAAGTTGTATCGATCAAATTTATGAAGGTGAAGAAATTTATGATGTTAAGACCTATACTAAAAAGGAACTATTAGAATTCTTGGATAGTATGAAGAGCGATCAGTTTGTTAAATTGCAAAACTTCTTTGCAAATATGCCAAAACTAGAATATGATATTGAAGTTGAAAATCCAAATACAGGAGTCAAGAGTACTATTAAATTGGAAGGTCTAGGAAGTTTTTTCGCATAGCCCTACTTCATGCAACTCTAGAGAGTCATTTGGAGACAAATTTCGCTTTAATTCATTATCATAAGTGGTCTTATTCGGATTTAGAGAATATGGTTCCTTGGGAAAAGGACTACTATGTGAACAAACTTCTGGGACATCTTGACGACCAGAGGAAGAAATATGAAGAACAACGAAAGGAAGTACAGGGTAGGACAAGTCTCTAATGTTTTCCAGCACAATAAAACCATATAAGTTTGTTAATCCATCATCCATTTCTGTAAAGGGTGGTGGAGCAACAATTATCGCGGGTGGAAAGACTATCACTGGTGGAATGTCACCACAGGTCAAATCTGCCCGCGTTACTATGCTGGCAATTAATAGAATTGGTCTATCAATGCAGAGTCTCGGTAAGACTCAGCAACAGATTCGTGATATTATTGTACATGAAAATAGTTACTTAGTTAAGTCATCCGACTTTAAGAAGAAGAGAGAGGGTTATAGAAGAGATCAAAAGTCCGAAGCAAGATCAGAATCTTTTGGAAAGAAAGAGAAAGATAATGTTGCCAAAGAAGTTGTCAAGAAGGAGAAAAAACAACTTGGATGGTTAGAAAAAATATTTGGACCATTTGCAGGAATTATTTCATTTGCCACTAGGTTTGTAATAACACAAACCGTTCTTAGATGGATGGCAAATCCTACGAACACAGATAAACTCGTAGTATTTGTAAAATCTTTTGGTAAGATATTTAAATGGGCATTTAATATTGCATACAAATCTACTGATGCAGTATTAAGTGGATTCGCAAAAGTATTTGGAAGTAGTGATAAGAAGGGATTAGATCGTTTTGGTGAAGTCCTTGGTGGATTGGGACAGTTATTAATTGGTATTGCTGGATTCAAAGCACTTGGATATTTACTCAATCCTTTTAGTCTTGTTAATGACATTATTGGATTGGTTGATTCTCTTGATTCTGGTGGTAAATCCACAGATTTACCTGACGGTGGAGGAAAACCTTCTGCTGGAAAACCAGATCCTAAATTAAAAGGTGCTCAAGAAAGATATTTCAAAAAATATGGAAGAGATGCGTTCATCAAGAGAT